GCTAATACTACATATGGCGTTTATGCACAGCGTGCTGCTGGTTTGGCTTCTTCCTAATTTACCGCCTAAATAAAATGTACCAACAGCATTACCTACGGGTCCAAGAATGTCTTTAAGAAGTTCCATTATGTTGTAATATGTAGGATTATTCTTCCAAGACGATTTTTCACGATCTTTAAAGACTTCGGACATTTGTGCAGCAATACGGGCAGCATTAGATTCATACCGAGCCTGACTAGCTTTAGACATACCAGCCTGCCAAGCGTCATTGTAGAAGCCATTGTAATAAGCAGCATTAGCACGATACTCAGCAGCCATGGCTTTGAACTGATAATCAGTCAATCTTGCAGCCATCCTATTATTAAGCTTCTGGCCAACAGCCTGAGCTTCGAGAAGAGCCTGCTGTTTAATCTGGGTCTTTACCTGAGACTCTGAAAGCTTACCAGCCTTATACTGAGCAAAGGCATTAGCAGTTTTCAGGAAAAATTCAGCCTGCTGCTGAGCGGGCATAAACTTATTAACTATTCTTTGACCTTCGGCTTGAAGTCCAAGAAGAGCACCTTGAGCAAGAGCTACTTTAATATCCGTCTCAGCCGAGAGGTTTTCCAAACGTTTTTTACGCAGATCGATTCCAAGCAAGTTGGGTGCTTCATTCTGTCGACCTAGTTTATACGTATCGGTAAGCCATTCAGAATTACCTCCAATCTTCGACATAATGTCAGCTTTCATCAAATCGTCTCCATAAGCACTCGTTAGCCTAGCGTCGATACCACTGGAAATAGCGCTACCTATCTGTGCTATACCAGAGGCTATATTCTGAAAATCAGCAGTATATCCGGTATAAGCCGGAAGATTAGGCACCTGAGAAGCAGAGGCCTGAGAACCAGAACCGGGAGACGACTGTGCACCGGAGGTAGAAGCAGATCCAGCATCTATATTCATGTTATAGGGATTAAAGCCGGCAGCTTCCATACGGGCACGTTGTGCAGACGGGTCGTTATATGCGTTTTCACGGTTCCATTGATCCAAATTCCATTGTTGCGAGGCTTCGCGTTCAGAGGTTTGAAAATCACGATTTTTCAATGCTTCCGAAGCGTTGAATTCGTTATTAATCTGATTGATCTCTTTAGCGGCTTTAATGGAACGCTTTACAGACTTATTGGACATTCCGGAACCGAATAAACCAGATACAAGAGAAAGACCACCAGTAGCAAGGGTGGCCGTTCCGGGATCAATTGGCATTATTCAGCAGTTTTTCCAGAATCACCAGTCGCCTCAGACTGTTGATTGGGTTGTACTGATTCCGCGAGTGCATCAAGCTCAGAGCGGATAGAGTCTCCTGCTGATCCAAGGGATTCAATCCAAGCAAGGACTTCGGAAGGAGTTTGTATAAACCGGGACTTAATTGCTGTAAACAATTGTTCGTCTGTATATTTATTATCATACGGAGATTTTTTAGGCTGTATTCCACGAATAAGATTCAGATACGATTCTTCACCAATCTGGTTGCGAAGACGTTCAGCATTCATAAGGAGATTAACGTCAGAAACATAATGAATTACTCCATCATCATCTTTTATATAGCGAAGCATTTCAACCGGACCAATCTGACAATAAATCGCAGACTTTAAAACTCTAACAGCGTCTAACGCAGGAGTTTCAATTATCTTATCTTTTTCTTTTTCTTTTTCCATAATAACAAAAATTAATAAGGCATTCCATCATAATCGAAGTTACGGACAGCTTTGATATCCATATACAAGGCAGTTAAAAACTGATCAGTATCGATCGTGGAATCACACTTAACATTAAAAATACTATCCAGAACACGGGGGTTTACCTTAAAGAAACCATAGTTAAGATTCAGAGCCAACGCTCCGGAAGAAGTTACAGAGGATTTCAACCATTGAGAAACATAGGAAGGATCCAATGGAGCGACCCAATTCTTAAGAGTCGAGCGGAAAGCACCGAGAACTTCATCGTAACGGGTTTTTACATCGAAGAAACGAGGAAGATATCCCATAGTCTGAACACGATAATCTACACCGGAAGTCCATGAAATACTTTTACTATTTACAAAACGACCAAACTGAATGGTTTGCATACCGATACTATCGAATTCCGGGAACGGAAGATCTGCAGTATTTGTATAAAGAAGGTTCTGAGGTTGTCCGGTAACCACATAATCCAAGAGAGGTACACAATGATAAATACCAATAATAATACCATACTCATCGAAGCTGCCGGAAAAACTACCTTGACCGGTACCAACACCTTTACCAGCGATTTCAGCAATATTGTCTCCAGTAATGTTAGTATTAACTACTTCTGAAAGATCGATATTAGAACTAGATCCTCCAAGATAAACACATTTATCTGAAAGAACAGGGCTTAAAGATACGCCAAAATGCGCCATAATCTGACCACGGGCATCCTGATCAGCAAACTGGGATACTTCACGGTATTTTTGTACAGCCTCTGCCATGCGAAGTTGAAGAATAGTAAAGGAAGAAGCCAAACCAGCAGCACGCTGTGCATAAACGCCATATGTAGTATTAGCAGAGAGAATAGACGAAGTTTGCATCTCCAAAGCAGAGTGATCAGAAGGACTAGAACCACTACGAGCAAGTAGTCCAGCACGCATTGTACCATCATGCACGTCAACTAATCCAACAGGAAAAGTTCCTTCGGATCCGGAGGCATCAACAATAGACACCTCACCAAGTTGAGAATCAGGCATTACGCCCATGAACATATCCTTCGGCCAATTGGCATAACGAAGGGTGAAAAGGTTATCGTCAGAGTAATATTTCTTCGCAAGAGTAGCAGAAGTCAGAGCTGCAAGGACATTTCCTCCGGAATACCAATCAAAATTGTAAGTGTACGGCTGGTTTTTTTCCCACTGAGTAAATCGGAAAAAATCGGCATAAACCTTTTGATAAGCAGCGAGAGGAAGAATGTGCATCGAGGTATAACCAGTAGAAGCTGTTTCTGAGCTACGAAGATCAAGAGAATTAGAAAGACCAAGAGATTTCTGAGCATCAATCGTACTGGAAGGAATAAAATTACCATACCGAAGATACATCAATAACTTTGCCGACATCGTAATCGAATCAAAGCCAAGAAGATTTTCAATAACTGAGGAATCCTTTCTAAGAAATGTAAGACCGGTTAAAGAAGAATAGTCATTAGAAGCCAGACCAACCGGTATCCAAGGAATATCAGTAGTCACAACCTTATTTGAAGACAGTCCGGTGGCCTGAACGGGATTGTCCTGCATTTGCATCAAGGCAGTAGGTAAGTTCTTATTAATCAAACGGAGAGGAACAAAATAGAAGTCCAGATATTCACGAATACGGGTATAGGCAGCTGTGTTTAATGGCTGCGTACGGGTGAAAAGCTGGGTCTTAATTTTAAAAGAATCACCGGGGTAAACGATATCCCAGAATACAGGGAGCAACTCACCAGCCTTACTAGTGAAACATACTCTATTAGATAAGTCAAAACCGGAACGTCTGGGATGATTTTTCACGGCTGACATGTTAAATAAGCTCATTAGAATGGAATTTTAGTTTGTTTTGGTTTGTCACTGCATGGTAAACTATTCATTCGGAAGATGTCTCCGAGATAACAATCAGTATAATACAAAGGATCAAAAGCATAATCAAAAACTTTGTTTAATATATTCATTTTTTTAGTCAGATTGACTACATCACGCGCATTAACAAAAGTCGCAGCTACTAAAAAATACTGATCCTCGATAAAGGTGTCGGCATTGTGTTGATAAATATATACTTTATATTTCGCCATGATTTCTATAAGATTGTTTAGTGAATATACCTACAGCATCATTAATTTCTCTATGTTTTATACGCTTTCGAATCTCGCTATGAAGTTTATCACGGCAAAGATTTCCATAATCCGAATCTACGAATCGTCTGACTTTTTCTTGTTTTCGATCCCAAAAAATATCCGACCAATCGCTTTCAAAAGCTTCAGAATCATGGAATAAATCCTGGAGGCTTTTCCTTTCTCTTTCATTGTAAAATTTAATTGAGTTTTCAAGTGATTTTTTAATCAACGAATATTCTACTCGTGTTGACAGCAGAGTGTAACCAATTCCATTAAGAAATAGCTCAGATTGCCGAAGAAACATATACAACCGAGAATGAAATCTTCGCACCTCGGAAGGTTCTCCCTGCATTATTTTAGTATAATCGAGCTTAAGGAAAGAGAGAATGCGGTGCAAAGGGTAGTCAGATTCTATAAACTTAGTCGCAGCAGAGGGGCCTAAGTCCTGTAAGTATGCATACATTATTCCGGGGGACTGGAACAAGGTTGCCTTCTGGAGTGCGGGTCTTTGTTTAAAGTTTCTAGCATATCGTAATATCTCTGTAAGTTCATGAATATCGCTATGTCTACGTAGAGCGGGTCTGTAAAAGCAGGTATCGATAATCGAGCGCCATGGGAATATAGTGGTATTAAAGCCATTATACGGCAAGCTCTTTCCATTAAGGATTTCATCGAAGTCACCCGATTGAGCTTTCTTAATCGAAGACTCGAAAAAAGAGTATCCGAACTTATTTGAAAATCTCGAGAAAGGCCGAATAGCACGAATTTCCTGAATATGTAAGGGGATAGAACTAAAGCTATTAAGATACGCGCTAACGTAGTCTTCAGCACTGCCTCGCGAGGCAGAGCAATCGACACGTCCAAATCGCCAACACGAATTTGCAATTCTGACAATATTCTGGGCGAGTTCATCGGAGTCAAAGAATAGTAAGAGATGGAAATGTGGGCGGAAAGAGTTGGGTCCGTACTCTCCCACAATGTATGTGTGTATTGATTCATTTATTCCTAATTTAGATATATATTTTCTCACGCGCTTCATATAGAGGGCTACATCATCATGTAAAAGATAAGGAATACGACCTGAGAGGCCGGGATATTTTCCATGAAACGAAAGATCAGCTTTCTGTACATAAGAAGTCCAATAATCACGGTTTACTGAAAAGGAAAACGTCTCTACCTTAGGTGATGCAAGACCACGAATTCTCAACTTATGCTTGGCACCACGATATGTATAAGTACTATACATAGGGTTACGATTGCGACAATGAGCAGTAATCGCAAGAAAATCAGCATCCAAAGCTTCGATTTCGTATTCATAATACGGAATATATCTTTGGGCATAAGTAAGAGTGACAAAATATACATGACGAGAAACCAAAGATTGCGCATGAACTTTATTTTGAGAAAGAATCGACTTATTAAAACGACAAGCAGGACATGTTCCGCAAGGAACCATGATCAACTCACCAGTATATGGATTTTTAGTCTGTATCTGATGCTGACACATCGAAAAGACTTTTTGTATGAATTCCTGTTGGTTCATGTCCTGTAAAATTTAATCCTTATCGTTACTTAATAAATAGAGATTTTCTCCCGGGAAAACGTCGAAAACCAAAACAGAATTACTGCCGGGTTTTGCATTTTCATGCAGGAAGTGTAACAATTCTGCTTCCTCTACTACATAAATTTCAGGTTCCATCGGTCGTTGAGGATCCTGTGTCT